AAAGGTGCACGTGGCATGAAGAAAAGTAAAAAAGTTCAAGACCGAGAAATGTTTAAAGCTGCAAATGAAAGACTTACTTCAGATGTAGATAGCATTATTAAAGATATAAAATCAATGGAACCAATTACCGCTATGAAAGAAGCAAACTCTGTAATAGGCAGAAAAGGTAAATATAAAAATTTAACACCAGAAGAATCTAAAAAAATATTAGAAGACACAGAAGATTATATCTTTGGAAGAGATATACCAGAAGAAGATTTTGCATCAGGTGGACGTGCAGGATTCATGGCAGGTGGCATGGGCCGTAGAGGATTTTTAAAATTACTAGGGTTAACAGGTGCAGGTATTGCGGGAGCTAAAACAGGTTTGATGAGTCTTGCTAAAAAATCAGAACCAGTTGTTGAAGCTGTAAAAGAAACTGCACAAGAAGTGCCTTCTTATTTTTTTAGTTTAGTAAATAAAATTAGATCATTAGGTGATGATACACTTGCAACTCAAGATAAAACTATTGCTAAAAAATACAAAGACTATGTTATGGAAGAGGACTTTGCAGGCAATATAGAAATTATAAAAAAAGGTGATGACGTCGCTGAAGATGTTTTTATGAGTTACAAAGTAGATGAAGTACCTCTCAAAAAAGGTGGCTCTAGAAAAGTTGAAGAGTATGAAGAATATACTGCAAGACCTGATATGGAAGGCAAGATGAAAAACGTTGAACCAGGCGTGCCTGATAACGTCATTGAAGAAGCAATGAGTGAAGCTCCATCAATCAAAAAAGCAGGTGGTGGCATCGCTCGAATGTTAGGAGAGTAAATGGATCTCTTTAAAAGAATAAAAGACCTAAGTGCAGTGTACGATGACGATGGTCCAAGCTCCATGGTCCTTGAATCACGGCCCATGTTTAATAATGGTGGTATGCTGGTACAACCCAGTGTTGATGGATCACGGCCGGGGTATAAAGGTATAAAAGATTATCCAGAAGATGTACAAAAACGTATTAAAGATTTTGGTGTTAAAAAATATAATAATTTAACTAAAGAACAAAAATATACAGTAAGAACTGCAAGAACTTCTACTACACCATATACTTTTAATTTTGGAAAAAAGAAATTTGATGCAACGGTTACAGGATTAACTAAAAAAGGTGCAAATAATCTTCAAGAACTTTTAAATCTTATAAATGAAAAAGATCTAACTCCTAATAAATGGTTTGGTAAAACAAGTAAAGCAAGCGGTAATAAAGCTAAATCTGGGTTAGATTTACTGGCAAGAGACGTTGTTAAATATTTAAAAGGAAATGAAGTTAAAGGAATAAACAAAACTATATTTGATACAATAGATCTTAAAAATTTAATAGGAGAAGATAAAGTAAATAATATTAGCACCATAGATGGTAAATCTTTTAGACAAGCAAAAGGAACAGCAGGTTCAGCAAAAGCTAAAGTAGAATCTACTTTTGATGCAGTAAAACTTTTAAACAAAGAATTTATGTTGGATCCAGATGTAGGGATAGAAGAGCTAGCGGAACGTTTGTATGGTAAAGGTGCTTCTAATTCTGTTAGAGCTATGAAAGATACTCAAGCAGATGTTTTAAAATATTTAGATGTTTTAAAAACAGGAACTAGAGCAGGTGTAAAAATACCTGACTTTAAATATCCTTCAGCAGATAAAGCTTTTGAAATATTAGATAGTATAGAAGATAGATCAAGCACATTTGGTTTTCAAGATGGTGCTGTTAGAGAACTAAAATTTAATATTAGAGATAATCTTTTAAATTTTAAAAAAGGTAGCACGATGAGTTTAAGAAGAATGCTTAGTGAAGTAATAGCAGATTCAGATATTGCAGGATCTGTTATTGATGAGGCTGTTGGTTTAACTGCAAGTTATGATAAATTACCTGGATACACAGAAGCAACACAAATATTACCTACAAAATTAAATCAAAGAAAAGCTGCTGAAATTGATAAACCTTTTAATGAAATAATTAATAAAGTTTATGATGGAACTGCTACTCCTAAAGAAATAAAAGCTTACAATGCATCAGCTAGAAAATTTATGAAAGAAACTAAAATAGATGTTCCATTAATAAGGTCTACAGTAACTGGAGATGATATAAAAAATCCTAGTAAGTATATTAGAAATCTAAGTAGTTTTTCTGAAGAAGCACAAAAAAATATTTTAGATCTAGCTAAAAATAAAAATTTTGTTATTCAAACTGGAGCTAGACCATTAGCTTTACAAAAAGGTAAAGCAACAATGGAAACTGCTAGAGAATTTTTAACACCTCAACTAGAAAAACAAATTAAAGTTTTGTTTTGTGGAAACAAAGATGGAAATGTTCCTGGTTCATGTCCCATAGGTGAAGCTGTAGATAATATGGTTAAACAAACTAATGCTGTCAAACAAGGTACTGTTAAAGGTGCAGAAGCAACTAGAATTGCAAACAAAGCATCTAAGGTTGTAAGGTTTGGAACTGGCGCAGGTTTGGCTAAATTTTTAGGTCCATTAGGTTTAGGTGCAGAAGCTGTATTTGAAGTTGGAATGGCTGTTCCTGGTTATGCAAGAGGTGAAAGTGGTAAAAGATTATTAGGAGATAGTATACTTGGATTAATACCTGGTGTTGGTCAAAGTGCAGAAGAAGAGTTTGATGAGTACGCAACTAAATCAGGTATGTCAGACTTGGAGCAACAAAAAATAAAAGATGCAAATAGATTTTTAGAATTAAATGATGCTTTAACTACTGCATCAAATGTAGGTGTACTAGAAGGCAGAGGTGCTGGAAGAGGTGGAGAAAACCAAGCATTAAAATTATTTGAAAAACAATACAAAGAGTATGAGCCTTTGTATAATCAATTTGTTGGAGGACCTCCTTCAGAATCTGCTAGCACTGCTTTAGCAGAACAACAAAGAATAAATGATTTAATAAATGCAGATAAAGCAATTCGTGCAGAACAAAGAGACATTGCTATGGATGAAGATTTTATGGCAGCAGGTGGTGGTATTGCTAAAATGGCAGGCGATAGATCAGGTGCAATGACAAGATCCATGAACCCTGATTCACAGGGCTTGTCTTATTTATTTAATCGTGTTAAGAAGGTATAGGAGTAATATATGGCAGATATAGATAAAGGACTCCCTAACACTAGAACTAAACTTGAGATCCCTTCAGATGAAGAGATGCAAGAAGAAGTCAGTGTTCAGGAGGAAGAAGAATCACAAAAAGGACCCATTGAAGTTTTACCAGAAGAAGATGGTGGAGCTACAATTGATTTTGATCCAAGTGCAGTTAATGTATCAGGAACACAAAATCATTTTGATAACTTAGCAGATATTTTACCTGAAGAAAATTTAGATCCAATCGGAAATGAAATGGTTCAAAACTACATGGATTACAAATCTTCTAGAAAAGAATGGGAGAGTGCATACACAACAGGACTAGATCTTTTAGGTTTTAAATACGAAAACAGAACTGAACCTTTCCAAGGAGCTTCAGGTGCAACACACCCAGTTCTTGCAGAAGCAGTAACTCAGTTTCAAGCTCAAGCTTACAAAGAATTATTACCAAGTGATGGACCCGTTAGAACTCAAGTTATAGGGATAAAAAATTCACAAACAGAACAACAAGCACAACGTGTTAAAGATTACATGAATTATTTAATCATGGACACGATGAAAGAATATGAATCTGAATTTGATTCTATGTTATTTCATTTACCACTTGCAGGTTCTACATTTAAAAAAGTTTACTACGACGTACCACTTGGAAGAGTGGTATCGAAGTTTGTACCAGCGGATGAATTAATTGTTCCGTACACAGCTACCTCATTAGACGATGCGGAAGCAGTTATTCATACCGTGAAAATTTCAGAAAACGAATTAAGAAAACAACAAGTCAATGGATTTTACAGTGATGTAGAGTTAGGTCCTCCAGGTACAGATACCAATGGAGAACTGTCTAAAAAAGAACGTGAACTAGAAGGAACTAAAAAGACAGGTAAGAACGAACCTGTTTATACTTTGTTAGAGTGTCATGTTAATTTAGACTTAGAAGGTTTTGAAGATGTTGGAGCAGATGGTGAACCAACAGGAATAAAATTACCTTACCTCGTTACAGTCGATGAAGGTAGTAGGAAAGTTTTGTCTATTAGACGAAACTATGCGCCCGATGATCTAAAGAAAACTAAGATCCAATATTTTGTCCACTTCAAATTTCTGCCAGGACTAGGATTTTATGGCTTTGGATTAATTCATATGATTGGCGGATTGAGCAGAACGGCAACGGCTGCTCTCCGTCAATTATTAGATGCAGGTACATTATCAAACCTACCGGCTGGATTTAAACAAAGAGGTGTTAGAGTTAGAGATGAAGCATCACCAATACAACCAGGTGAATTTAAAGATGTAGATGCACCAGGTGGAAATTTAAGAGATGCTTTCTTTCCATTACCATACAAAGAACCTTCTCCAACATTATTAAACTTATTAGGAGTTGTTGTACAAGCTGGTCAAAGATTCGCGGCTATTGCTGATATGCAAGTGGGTGATGGTAATCAAGGTGCTGCAGTTGGAACTACAGTTGCACTTCTTGAACGTGGTTCACGTGTCATGTCTGCTATTCACAAAAGATGTTATGCAGCGATGAAACAAGAATTTAAATTATTAGGTAAAATAGTTTCACAATACTTACCACCAGAATATCCTTACGATGTTGTAGGTGGCCAAAGAAATATTAAACAAGCTGATTTTGATGACAGAGTAGATGTAGTGCCTGTTGCAGATCCTAATATATTTTCAATGTCTCAAAGAATTACATTGGCTCAAACACAATTACAAATTGCAACATCAAATCCACAGTTACACAACATGTATCAAATCTATAGAAACATGTATAATGCGATTGGTGTTAAAGATGTCGATGCAGTTTTACCTCCACCGGCGCCAAATGCACCAATAGATCCGAGTATGGAACATATAAATGCTTTAGGTGGAAAACCTTTCCAAGCTTTTCCTGGTCAAGATCACCAAGCACATATTACAGCTCACTTAAATTTTATGTCAACTAACATGGTTAGAAATAATCCTGCGATAATGGCATCAATTCAAAAAAATATATTAGAACACATTTCAATTATGGCTCAAGAACAAATTCAATTAGAGTTTAGAGAGCAAATGATGCAGTTACAGATGATGCAACAACAAGCAGCAACAAATCCACAGGTACAAGCGCAAGTTCAAGACATCACAAACCAGATTGAAGCAAGAAAATCTGTGTTAATTGCAGAAATGACTGAAGAATTTATGAAAGAAGAGAATAAAATCACTTCACAATTTGATTCAGACCCACTATTGAAGCTAAAATCACGTGAAGTTGACCTAAGAGCGATGGAAAATGAACGAAAAAAAGAAGCTGACCAGACAAAAGCTGATTTTGATAGAGCAAAATTGATGCAAGCAAGAGATTTAGCTGAAGATAAGATGGATCAGAACGAAGACTTAGCAGAATTAAGAGCAGGAGTAAGTCTTGCAAAAAAAAATAATGCTAATATAAACTAGTAAAGGTAAATATTATGATGAACTATAAAAAAGCAAAACAAATGGCAGTTCCAAGTCAGAATATAGAGGTAGATCCAAGATCTAAAACTACAGCTGACGGTGCTTTCAACTATAT